CTATTGTGTAATGAACTTTTAGCCTATCCGTGGGGTCCGTAACATCAATAAAGTAATCGCTTGTATTGCTGTCTAAAAACACTTCAATTTGTAGTTTAGTTGTTCGTCCGTTTTCTGTTCTTTCTGTCATTATCAACTCAAAGTTGCAAGAGCACTATACCATCTATATAATAGATTGCAAGACCCATAACGAAGAACAAAGGACATAACTTATGAAACTGAAGAACTATGAATTTAAGAGCGACCCCTACCAACATCAACTTGATACTTTAAAGTCGAGCGCACATCGTAACCTATTTGCATTATTTTTGGAAATGGGTCTAGGAAAATCTAAAATTCTCCTAGATAACGCGGGTATGTTATTTGAAGAAGGAAAAATATCTGGACTACTTATAGTCTCTCCTAAAGGTAATTTAAACAATTGGGACAGCAATGAAATAAGCAGGCATTTACCGGAAAGAATTAAACGAAATGTATTGGTCTGGCAACCCAACCACACGCAACGATGGACCAAGGCCTTTAAAGATATGGTCCAGAAAGATAGTACCGGGACTTTAAATATACTCTTAGTTAATGTTGAAGCTTTTGCTACTGTCAAAGCCTGCACACACGTAGAAGAATTTTTAGTAACTCACGATGCAATGATGGCTATTGACGAATCAACCACTATTAAAAATCCTAAAGCAAAGCGCACTAAACATTTAATTAAATTAGGACCGTTAGCAGACTACAGAAGAATTCTTACCGGGTTTCCTATTACTAAGGCTCCTCTTGATTTGTACTCTCAATGTTATTTTCTTTCTCCTAATTTGTTGGGGTTCAGTAGCTTCTATGCTTTTCAAGCTAGGTATGCAATTACGCAATCAAGACAAATGGGAAGGCACGCTTTCCAACAGGTAATGGGGTTTCAAAAGCTGGACGAATTGCAGGAAAGCATTAAAGACTTTTCAATAAGAAGGCGTAAGGAAGAATGTTTAGATCTCCCACCAAAGGTCTACACTCGCAGGATGGTTGAGCTTACTCCTGAACAACAGGCTGTGTACAGAACCATGAAAAGAGAAGCTTTGATGATATTAGAAGATGAACTTTTCTCTACCATGAATGTGCTTACTCAATTAATGAGGCTACAGCAAGTAGTAGCAGGAAGTCTTCGTAGTTCCGAAACAGGAGAAACGATTATTTTAAAGAACAACAGGGTTCAAACAGTATTAGATTTGCTAGAAGAAACGTCCGGGAAGGTGGTTATCTTTGCTGTATTTCAAACGGACATTCAAGAGCTGGAAAAAGCCATAGCAAAGAAATTTGGTGTCGGTGTTGTAGCTTCTTATTACGGTAAGACACCGCAGGACGAACGACAAAAGATTATTAATAAGTTTCAAGAACCGGAAAGTGAACTAAGATATTTTGTATCCAATCCGCAAACAGGAGGCCGTGGTATTACATTAACCGGGGCAAGCACCATGATCTTTTATTCAAATTCCTACGACCTAGAACTAAGAGTGCAAGCCGAGGATAGAATACACAGGATCGGACAAGAGCACAGTTGCACTTACGTAGATTTAGTTTCTGAGGGAACTGTTGATGAGCAAATACTTAAAAATTTATTAAGTAAAGTGAAGATTAGTAATGAAGTTCTTGGTGAAGTTCGCAATTGGTTTGAATGATGTATAATAAAAAATACTACCTTACTTATACAGAGTCAAAGGCGGAGAGAAGTAATGAAACAAAAAATAACCTTTATAGCAGTTTTGCTTTTTATAGGGTTATTAGGGGCGGCAGACAACGAACCTGAAAACCCAGATTGTACTGCGGGGACTCAGTATTGTGAACAAAACTCGTTAGACACAACTAACAACACCACAACCAACAACACTAACGTCAATACGAATACCAACACAAACACCAATACCACAACGACTACCAGTACAGCAAATAACACAAATGCCAATACTAATGTCAACACGAACACGACAACGACAACAGCAACAAATACAAATGCCAACACTAACGTCAATTCAAATACAAGTAATAACACCAACGTAAACACCAGTTCCGCGACCAATACGAACAACAACACGTCGACTGCTACTAATACGAACACAAATAATTCAACAGCGACCAATACGAATGTAAATACATCTACTAATAACAGCACAGTCAACAGTACAGTTAATTCAAATAATACAAGTACCACGAATAATACGAATACCAATACCAGTAGCAATACAAATAACAACACCAATACAAATAACAGCACCAGCACTTCGGACAATACAAATACCAATACTAATACCAACGTGAATCAATCAACGTCTGATTCAAAGGTAGAAACGGATAACACCAACACGAATAACAACAACACAGTCAGCGACAATACGAATCGGAATATTAATGAAAACAATTCAACGCAGACTATAAAGCAAGAGATAACTAGCAAAGCACCCCCCGCTTCTGCGATTGCTCCTAGTATCATGTCTTATTCACAAGACTTATGCACCGTAGGGCGGTCAGGAGCGTTCCAAGGACAGGTGTTTGGTATATCTGGTGGCAGAACAGTTACAGATCAAAATTGTGAAAGACTTAAACTTAGTAAATACATATACGATATGGGTATGAAAGTTGCAGCAGTTTCTGTGCTTTGTCAAGATGCTAGGGTATTTCAAGCGATGGAAATGGCAGGTACTCCTTGCCCTTATATGGGTAAAATAGGTAAAGAGGCTGCAAATGGTTGGAAATCTAATCCTTCTCAAAGACCAGACGCTAAAGAATACAAAGCTAATTGGATTAAACAGTGTAAAAAAGGATTGAACCCTAATGATACAAACTACAACAAAGATGTTGTAAGTGGAGTAAGAAAAGTTCTAACGAAAAGCACCAAGACCACAAAGCAGTGTAAAAAAGAATGGAATAATGTGGGCTAAGAAACCAGACCCAGAATATAAAGCAGAATGGTTTGTTGTATTGGGTATGGTAATTCTAGGAATTACAGTTTTATTTTTATCTTTTAATACCAAAGCAGATTACATCTATGAAGCGAACCAGTCTTTATACGACTTACAAACGAACACAACAGGTTCAACAGGATTAGGTTCAAATGACGATGCAGTATCTGGAGCATTTAATATAGGATTTACTTTTGATTTTTATGGTCAGTCTTTTACTCAAGCTAGAATGGCAACTAATGGTTGTCTGCACTTTAAAACAAGTGGTGCTTATTGTAGTGACTACACACCAGATCCATTACCAGAAGTAACCTACACCCTTTATCCTTTTTGGACTGATTTAATAAAAGATAACGGTTCAGCTATGAGAGCCAAAGCCTTTGATGATTATACTATTTTTGGTTGGTATAACCTGAGAGAATACAATCGTGCTAATTCCGATAACAGTTTTGAAGTCTGGTTATACCCTAATGACACCTATGAGTTCCGCTATGGCGAACTGGATATTATTAACCATGATGTTTTGATAGGAGAACAAGGTAGTGCCTCACAAATTTACACGTACCTTTATCACGATGAATGTAGCACAGGCACAACTAATGTTGCTGGCACATGTGTTAACACTAATTGGAACAGTACGGCCAGTAATACTTTACTTGAAGGTGGTGGTTCTTTATACGGTGATGGCACTAATCAATCATTATGTGCAACTACTCCTTTGACTTCAGTTAACTGTTCTGGTTATGCAGCAGCTTATCTGGCTCAACAATGTGCATTAAATTCTTTATATGATGAGGATTGTACTGGTTATACAGCAGCTTTTTTAACACAACAATGCAATATAACTCAGCTTTACAGTCAGGAGTGTCCTTCCTATTGGAGTGCTTATGATGACCAACAATGTGAAGATGACCCTCAATACTCCCCTTCCTGTGCAGGCTACACACAAGAAGCCTCTGTTGCTTATTATGTGGAAGAGACAGATTATGGTTTTACCCAAGATGATATGTGGTATGACGAAGAGTACGATGAGTGGCTAGACCCTTATGATCCCTGTTACGAAAATAATTGTGCAGACTTTACCGATGCTGATTGGTACGAACTTGACATAGAACAGTTTGGTCAAGAACAAGTAGATGAATGGTACGGAAACGAAGTAGAGTTTTCTAATGATGGCTATATCGAATACGGAACTGTGAATGAAGAAGAATATTGGACAGCCATTGACGATGGTATGGAAGTATATGATTTAGAACAAGAAGCAACATGGGCAGAAGAAGAAATTTATTTAGTTTCTTACGATGAAATTGAATACGATCCTTTGCCTTTTGATACCAGCGAAGAACTTATAGAAGATTTTATTCTCCATGAAACTGTATTAACAGAAGACTACGAGGATTTAGATGCTTACATAGAATTTGAAAGCGTTGAAGAACTTGATGAATGGTACGAAGAAGAACAGGAACAGATAGAAGAAGAAAGAATAGAAGAAGAATTACTGGCTGAAGAAGAAAGTACAGAGGAAGTAGAAGAAGTATTAGAAGAAGTAGTAGAAGAACTCTTTGAAGAAATAGAAGAAGAAAGATTAGCTGAAGCAGAAGAAGAAATATTAGAAGAAAGAGCAGAAAGAAGTGGTGGAATTACTGCTAGCCAATTAAACGTAGTAGCCAGCACTATTCAAACGGCTTCTAATAGTGTTTCAGGAACTACGGCCCGTACATCAACTCGTGGATCAGGTTGGGGCACTAGCACAAGTGGATCAAGTGGTAGTTATAACAGTAGTGGAGGTTCTGTTGTTAGCAGCACCGCAGGCAATACAACGACAACAGCAGTAGCCAGTGCAGCTTCGGGGGGTGGATTTTCCACTAGCAGTTCTCCTAGTATCTCAGATCAAATACAAACTGCTCAAGTACAAACCAACACAGTTTTAAGTTTAAGTCAGGATATGGGTTCAACTAGCGGAACGGGCGGAAGCACTCAGACAGTGAGTAATGTGACTACAATAATAACTCCAATGCCGATATTTGATTCAAACCCACAAGTGGTAATGGCAGATGTGCAAGTAACCGATATGCAAGGTGAAATTGATACTGCTGTCGGAGGTGTGATGACCGCATCAGAGGCCGACCAGATAGCTGACCAAATAGTTGCTGATAATATTAAAGAACAACAAGAAGCAGGACAATCCACCCAAGAAGAAACAGGAGAATACGGAGATCAATCTACTTTAGTAGCTTTTATGGGCTACGTTCCAGGGTTTGATGCTTATAAAGAAGTACAGATTCCACAACAGGAGACTTGGTACGAGACAAAGGCAATCTATGCAGATGTCACAATTTCAGATAACATAGAAGCGTTTTATGGATTAGCAAGAACAAACATTAATACTATGCAAAGTTTAATTAATCAACAACCTAATTTATAGGAGAAGAATATGGAATGGTTTAAATCAAAAGCAGGGCAATTAATCGCTTTAGCAACCATCGTAAGCACCTTAGCAGGGTTTGGTTATGCGGGGGCAGGGTATGTTAATAGACTGGAGAACTTAGAAAAGAAAATAGGCGGTCTAGGTGAAACGGAAGATGCCCAACAAGTTATAGAACAAAGGTTTGCAACTATTGAAACCGCAGTGGAGTATTTAGAAAAAGAAATTGATGGTATAGTGATTCCTGATAACAACGATAAACTTTCTAACATGAAAGCATCTATTGCTAGTTTAACTAACGACGTAGAAAGAATACTCACTGATATTGAAAAGTTAGAAAATAACAATAAAAATCCTTTAGCAAATTAACCATGAAAATATTCACCTTATTGGGATATTAAGCTAAACTAAGTCTATGGACATAAAAAAACTTTATGCACTACAAAAGCAACTGGGGCGTTTGCTTTATGACCCCACACCCGAACAAACGGCGTGGCGTGATAAAATGTGGAACGAAGGGCGTTTCGATGAAATAGAAGCCCACACCAGACAGGCCGAAGAACAATTTGAATATGTGGAAAAACAAATTGAAATGGCTGAAGCGGCTGAGCCTTCTGTAGGTCAAAAAATTGTTACCAACACCCTGTTGAATCTACCTTGGGGTAAAGGGGCAAAAGGCACTGGAATTGGATCCCTTCTGGGCATAGCCGAAGAAGAGATGGGCGCGGCCGAAACACAACGGCTCAAGGACATAGAACAGAAGATGTACGAGCTTAATTCCGTTTACCAGAAAGAAGGGCGCGGCCTAAAGGAAATAGAGGCCCTAGAAAGAGAAAAACAAGGCATTATGTCCGTGCTCAGTAAAACTCCGCTCAGCCCCAAAACTCAAGCGCGGAACCTAATCAGTGAAACTCCGACGACGGGGGAAGCAGATCCAATAGTTGAAGATATTAAGAAAGGTTTATATGACGCCAATCGCTACTGGCAGGCCGGTGTTGATGAGGATAGCTCACTCTATGATGCCTTAGAGAACTATAAAAACTTAGCCCCAGAAGGACAAGAACAGGTGAAAGATATGTTAAGAGAGGACATGTTTGAGAGGTTGGGGCTAGAAGATGCTAGGGCAGAAGTAAAATTTTTTAGTGATTCTGGGGCTTTTGATGCCGAGCTGGTTGACCAGTATTTAAACAAAGAATTAGCTGGGGCATACCCAAAAATCTTTGGAAAGCCTAGGAGTTACAAGGCCGGGGGTTTAATAATGAACTACGGAGATTACGGGAGAAGTTATACATGAAAAAAGAAAGAAAGAGAGCGAGGACCAAGAAGGGTCGATACGTTGGCGATGATCCAAGGACCAAGGACATTGACGAGGCATGGGAACCGGTGGAAGATACAGCGGAGCAAGAGGGTAAAGAAATTTATTCTGGCGCTTACACAAAGCAGGAAAAACCAAAGCCAAAGAAGGTTAAGCCAAAATACGAAACCGTTGGCGAAAGTGTTACTCAGCGCATGTCTAAGTATTTTGACTGGTTACGCAAAAAATTCTCCGGTAATTCTTCTAAGTGAGAAAAAGCCCGAGCCACAACGCCAGAGATAAACGCGGTAGAAGTTCAGACACTTCCACCCCAAAACGCACGACGCAAGGAAGCTCCAGAAACTCTAAAATGAAGCCCGGTCGAAAAAGATACCGAGGTCAAGGCAGGTAAAAGCCGTGGACATTACAGGCGATTCGCAGAGCTTAGCGGACAATCCTTGCATCGGGATATGCTCGACCACTCAATGGGGCGACGATACGTGTAAGGGCTGTGGACGAACGACTTTGGAGATACGCGATTGGAATGTACTCCCCTCCATAGACCGAAAGTTAATCGTCTTACGGGCGGTGGACGAAGGTTATAGGCCAAGACAAGTACAACAATATAATTCTGTGATAGAATCTCCTACCATGAAAAGGAAGAATACATAATGTCAGATGCAGCTTTTGATATAGACTTGGATCTTTCGGGCGGAGGCGGAGTCGATGAAGAAAAAATATCGGAAGTTATTGGGCTAGGTCGAGCACCAGGCGGTTTCTTTGATTCTTCAAGAAGTTCTTTCTCTCCTGGCTTCGGTACTGACCTTAGCCAAGGTATAGGTAGCTTTGATCCCTCTTCTTACATTAGCGATTTTATGAACTCGCCTTTCGCAACACAAATTCGTCCTTCCCAAAGAAAAGGAGACAAAAACAAAGCAAACGAATCTCAATTTCCTAGTGCCCCAGCAGGAGACGCCCCAGCAGAAACAGGGCGATTCGGAGGAACGTTTGGTCCTAAACTTAAAAAGTTTTTTAAGAAAGTAGCTGAAATACACCCGGCAACTGCTGGACCTATGTTTGCGTTCAATGTGATGAAAGGGTTGAAGAACTCAGACGACCCTAAAGCGTTTATGCAAGGCCTGATGAAAAATTTGGCCATGCGTAAAGTGATGGGTAACTTTGGAATGAGTTCCATGCAAAGAAGCGGACTTGGCTCGTTGATTGGAGTAGCCCAAGGTAAACAGAACATGGCTCAAGGACTTGGAAGTTTTGCTACGAACGCGGCTTTCTCAAAAATGATGCCTAATATATTAAAACAAGCACACCAAGCAGGGGGCATGAACGGAGTGTACGCAGCAATGGCAGCTTTACAAATGGCCCGACGCAGAGCGCAACAAGGCGTAAGAAGCGGTTTAGCAGGTCCTGGCGGTGGTGGTTAGATCCAAACAACGCCCCGCTTGGTACGGTATTATTCTATTTTTTCTTTTTAACTCTCGACCCATTGGTTTCAAAGTCCCATTTGGTGTTCTTAGCTACGTAATGTGAGCCATCGCTGTACTTGGGTTGAGGAAGGGAGGACATACAACTTAATAGGTAGTGCGGGTCTTCCGTTATCTGGGGGGAGTCCTCTTCTAAATCGAGCGTGTATTGTATCTCCCAAGGCAACCCGCCTTCGGGTACTCCTTGTTCTCGCGCTCCGTTGGGGTGGTCTTTGTAGTCCACGGGGCCTAAGCCTTCGTTCTTGTTATTCGCTGTGTGCCTGTCCCCGACGCACTTGTCAGAGCAGTACAATTTGTTGTTCTTTCTTGTCTCAGTAATGGCTTTATCACACCATATACAATACTTATTCATGTCTTTAGTATACCCACCAAAAAGGTTTAGGGGTACCGCGTTCCCATTTTGCAAAACCATTTTTCTCCGCCACCAAATAATTTCTGTAAGACTGGTAGGGGCACGTTTCTTTGTATTGGTCGGGCATTGCCAACGCCGGGGGTGTCATTTGTTCGGATCGGCGAAGCCTATCGGGTAAACGCATAAGTATTACCCCTAATTTGTCCCAAGATAAATGCGATCGTTCAAAACGCTTGTGGTATTCCTGTGCTAACGCATCGAAATGCTCGTAAAGCCAAAGATAGTTTTGTGTGTTTTCTCTCACCCAAATGGAACACGGGTGATTTTTGTGCGCTATCTTGTAAAGAATGTCTTCCTCCTCGCCCAAAACTCTTTGAGCGGTTGATAACATTTGTGCGGATTCCAATACCATTTTTGGTATGTGTTTGTCGCATAAATTGATAGCGGAAGTGAATGGATTGGGGTCGGTCATAAATATATTCATGTCAAGGTCTTATTCTCGTTCGCCTCGATTAATAATACTGAGGTGTATTTCGTCTATTTCGCCCATGGATATGTGCTTCGTTTTGTAAGGTGAGTTTTCCCAATCCACCTCTGGGTATCCGTGTTCATTTTTGACGACTCGGCCATTTTTGTGTTTTTTAAACACTTCTTCTCGTTCCTGGTAGTCAATGGAAGTGTAATCTATGTCGTCGGTGTCGAGGACAATGTTGTGCTCTTTTTTTAAATAAAGAGCTATCGCTTCGTGTAATTCAAACTGATATAAACATATATTCATTTCATTTTCTCCTGTTATCTATAAGACAGTATACATAGATTATAAGATGAGTCAACTATAAACGCACCTGAGAGGACGGGGGACGAAGGACCAAGGACCCCTACTAAATCAACAATCTGCTATAAAACGCACCTGAGATTCTTGCAGAAGTAAGGTTGAGGTTATGTGGGAACCCCTACTAAATCAACAATGTTAGTTTCCCTATACATAACCTGAACCTGAGTTTTTGAAAAAACTGTATCTGTAAGTACAAAAATTTTACAGAATTTTCTGTTTTGAGGTGCGTTTTGCTAGAAACCTAGTGTCTATAAGGGTTTACACATAACCTGAGTGAGGTGCGTTTGAGGTTATGTAGGTAAGGTGGGTGTACTGTTAATTACTTTGGTATATACTGCTACTAATGATTGATAATAAATGCTACGAAGGTTGGTTCTGGAATATGGAAAGCCAAATCTTTGAACGTTGGGGGAAGGTAAAATGCCGAAAGGAATCTCAGGAAACATCTCAGGACAGAACGAAAAACATTTAACTGATAAGCAACTTCGTTTTGCTAAAGAGTACGTTTACAACGACGGGTCTAAAACGCAATCCGAGTGTGCCCTAGATGCAGGGTACGCAGAAAGTTCTGCTAGAGTGCGCGCGTCTGAGTTACTTAATCCCAGAAAGTACCCTCTTGTTGTTAAACACATCCAAGAGCTAGAAGCAGAAGTGAATAAAAAGTATGAAGTTACTTTCGGTAGGCACGTTAAAGAATTAGCGAAGATAAGAGACCAAGCAATAGATAAAGGTAATTTAACGGCGGCCGTTTCTGCTGAAGTTCAACGAGGGCGTGCGGCCGGCTTGTATGTTGAAAGAAAAGAGATTCGTACTGGAACGCTTGATTCTCTCAGCGAAATAGAAATTAAAGACAGAATAAAGAAACTGCTTGGGGATTTCAAACCTTTGCTAGAAGTAGAAGACGCTGTAATTATTGAGTCTCAATAACGATCCCTTCTTCCGGCCTGGTATTTTCCCAAAGTGCACACCAATACTGCATTTTTTCTTTATCAATCATCATAGGTCTCCCATTGAATAGACTTTATTGCCTGTTCATCTTCTTGCACTAACGTAGTACTTACGTCTTGTAGCTTAGCTGATAAACGAGCAAAAGTATCTTCCGGGCAGTCTATACCTAATTGGTAGGCGTGTCGCTTAGACTGATTTAATACTCTCAAAAATACAATTAAGTCGCTTAATTGGTTTCTTCTAAATATCTGCACTACGGCTCTTGCTTGTGGTTCGTCCAGGTAACATCTTTTTCTAATCATAGTCTTCTCACTTTTGGTTGTTTAATCTTTTTAGGATGCTCACTATCAATGTAATGTTTGTAAATATCATCAGCTAATAGTTTGCGTTGTTCTTTGGTAACTTTGGATAGTATTCGTAAATCTTTTCTTCTGCACTTATGCGTTTTCCAGTAGATCGCTTCTGGCGGTGTCGTTTTCCATGTCCACTCAATCGTTCCGCAATTGTCCGAATCGTAATGAAACAATGGGGAGCAAGGAAACTTACCTTTGTGTAACATTTATAGGTTTTCTGTTATTTTGTTGATGATCTCTCCTATTACGCGCTTGTGTGTCACTTTATCCGACATTATTCGCCACTCGTCATCATGGAGAGTAATGATAGGCACTCCGTCTTTGTAGGGAAAAACGTAATATTTAACCGGCCTATTTAAAGTCTTTGATTCTATGCTCTGTAGGCCTTCAAAAACATCTTCTGTTTTCTTCCATAGCTCCTCAAATAAATCTCTGTGCATCAGCTTTTCTCCTGTAAATTAATTATTGATTCAAAATAAATCTCAAATTCTTTGCGGTCTTTTAAACAAGGATTTCTTATTTGTAAATATTTGCCATTGTTTTTGACTACAATTTCATATTCTTTGTTATTGCATTTAAACAAAAAGGTAAGATTTTTTCCTTCTTCAACTTCACATAAACTCATCAGCTTTTCTCCATTCCAGCCAGTTCCAAATAGTCTTGATCTACCACAATTACCTCACTCGGTATTTCTACAGCTTCGCACATTTCAACGGCTGTAGTAGATTTTACTTGCAGTTGATACAAGGCTTGAGCTTTAGCTTCTTCTAAAGACTTAGCTTTGATACTGTAATAACCAATCTGTTTCTTCTCTGCTCTGATGTTATAAATTTCCATTAGCTTTCCTCCCTTGTAAATAAACGTAGCCAATTTTGCCCGTCTGTTGATCTAAAAGACCCGCATTCAGAAGGGATAGTAGGATATACAGAACAATATATTGTTCCTTTACGTTCCTCTTGAAAGCACTCAATATCAAAAAACTCTTCACCTATTTCAATTTCTCTCCACCACTTTTCGTCTCCATCGTCATAGTTGCAAAACTCATCCAATATCTTCTCTGCTTGATTTTTAGCTGTTTCAAGTTGCTCTTTAGTAATCCAATCAACTTCACTCATTGTCGGACTCCTCTGGTTTATAGTATTCGCACCCTTGCTTTTTAAAAACGCAATAGTGGTCAATCTCTGGGTAATGGCTCATGCAAGGTTTATCTCTAGTATCATTCATCAGCTTTTCTCCTCTTGTTTAATTAGTCGGGTTAGATACCATTCGGCCTTTTTGA